TGGAAGCTGTAGCTATCCTTGAACCGCACCAGGCTGCCGAGCGCGTCCTCCTGCAGCGCATAGCTGCTGCTGGCAATCGTCGCCAGCGTGCCATCACTCGCCCGCACCTTGATCGACGATACCTCCGACGCGGGCATCGGCAGGCGCAGCTGCCGCGCGAAGCTATCGAAGCTGCAGCTCCAGCTCTGGTTCACCATCCCCCGGCCGAGAATACCGCGCCAGCCGTCGAGATAGGCAGTCGCCGCGGCGATGAGCATGGTGAGCAGCGCGTCCTCGTCCTGGCCGTCGACGCGAAGCTGCGCCTTCACCTCCTCGAGGCTGAGCGGCGGCTCCGCCGGGGGCGTGACGAGGACGGGCACCCGCATGGCCTCACGCGCCTTCCCAGTTCGTGCCCGACGCTTCAGAAACGACCACGCCGCCGAGCGGCTTGGCCACCGCGACATACTGGTCGGCGGGGTTCGCACTGGCCACGGCCGTCGCCTTGAAGATGCCGGTCGCCGCGGTCACCGCCTTGAAGTGCTTCTTGGACGTGAGGGCCGTGAGGATGCCACCCACCGAAGCCGTCACGTCGCCCGAATAGGTGTCGGCCGTGAGCCCGATGCCGGTGGCGGCTTCCGAGATCCACCACTCGAACGGCACCACCTCGGCAACCGTGTTGCCGTCCGCATCAATGGCCGTGATGGTGATGTCCATCCCGTCCGTCGTTTGCGACTTGGCGAGCGCGATATCGAAGGTGACGGCGCCGCTGAGCGCATCCACTTCCTGCTCGCCGAGAACAAGGGCCTGATCGCCCTGGCGAAGTCTTGCAGCGACCATAACGGCCTCCTGGTAGTTCGGGATGACGAGGGGAAAGGGGCAGGCCCTTGGCCCGCCCCTGCTGTCAGTCGGAAACGAAGGCCGTGGCCAGGTTCGTCGAGTGCGGCTCCGCGGGAAGCCGGCGCGGCTTCAGGATCGCGAAGGTCGCGCCAAAGGCAATGTTCTGCGTGGTAGAAGTGATCACCGCCTGCAGAAAGCGCTTGGCCGGGTTGCGCACTTCGACCACGAGCGACTTGCCCTTGATGTCGTTCGAGCCGGCGGAGGTCTTGGTGGCGACGGCCCCGGAAATCGCGGCCATGCCGGCGTCCTGGTTGGCGTCGTTGCCCTCGACCGTGAGGGCCGCAACGCCACCAGAAACCGAGCCCTCGACACTGGTGATGAACGTCACCGACTCGTAGTCGGCCATGTCGATGATGGTGGAGTTGTCGTCCGTGTTGTTCGCGGCCGCGACCGGGTCGTTCACGTAACGGATCTCCAGATTGTCGGTAAGACCGTGCATTGGTCCTGATCCTTTGCAGATTGGAGTGGAGTGAGGCAGGGGCGGCCGGGGGCCGCCCCTGTTGGATCGCTCAGCCCGTTACGAGGCGGAGAACTTCAGGAACTTGACCGCGTCAAAGTTGACCACGCCGCCGCCCACGCGCTTCGTGGTGTAGAACTTCACGAAGGGCTTGGAAGTGTACGGGTCGCGCAGGACGCGGATGCCGGAGCGGTCGACGATCTGGTAAGCCTCGGCGAAGTCGCCGAACGCCAGGGACAGCGAGCCGGCGCCAAGGTCCGGCATGTCCTCGGCGCGGGCCACCGGGTAGCCCATGATCGTTTCCGGCACGCCCAGCACGAAACTCGGCTGCCACAGGTAGTTGCCGGTGCCATCCTTGAACTTGCGGATCTTGGTGATCACCTTGCGACGGGTGAGGAACCGCGCATTGGGCAGATACGCCGCCTTCAGCAGCCCGATCAGGTCGTGGATCTTGTCGGCGGGGTTGGTGGTCGGGAAGTCGCCGCTCGCGCCGGTGATCAGGTGACCGATCTTGCCCCAGGCGACGCCGGAGCCGGTGTCGGCGTCCGTGGTATAGCTGGTGATGCCACGGATCTTGCCGGAGGTCCCTGCCACGAACTCGGCTTCCTCGAAGCGGGCGAACTTGTCCGCCACCTTGCCCGACAGCCAGGCCTCGACATCGACCGCCGCGTCATCGAGCAGCTGCTGCGTGGCCTTCGGCTCGGTGTCGATCCAGAAGACAGGGATGGACCACTGGCCGATCTGCGGCGTGGTCGTATCCCCACCCTGCGCGCTCTCGCCGGCATAACCGGCGCCGGCCTCGCCCAGGTCCTCGATGCCTTCGAGCTTGTCGGTGGAGATCGTCTGCACCGATGCGATCTGGCGCATCGGCGAGGTCTCGTAGACCCTCTTGACGATACGACCCGATACGTCGGGGGTGACGAAGTAACCGCCGTCCGGGTCGGAGCCGACCGACAGGGTCTTCACCTCCTCGGCGGTCAGCAGTCGGTCGTTCTTGCGCAGAAACGCCCCGAACGCCGCCTTGTATTCGTCATAGCCGGCATGGTCGAGCGGCGTGAAGGCGCGCTTCTGCTCGACGGCGATGCCGCCCAGCATCACGTTGAAGTCCTTGAGTTCGAGTTCGCGGGCGGCGCTTTCGGTCGAACCCTTGATGCCCTCGCGATTGATGCGCGCCTCAAGCGCCTCGCGCTCCTTGCGCTCGGCCTCGATGGCTGCTTCCAGCTTCGACTTGGCCTCGACGGCGTCGTCGAGCGACTTCTCGATCTTGCCGAGCTTCTCGTTGACGAGCGGATCGTCCTTGCCGAGCTTCGACTTGAGTTCGGTTTCGATGGTCGACTTGAAGGCGTCGAAGGCCTTGCCCTGCTGCTCGAGCAGGGTTTCCAGATTGTTGTCCGGCATGGTGCTTACCTATGCGCTAAGGGTTGCGATGTTCCGGCGGACAAGCGCCGCCAGGCGTTCCGCAGTCCCCTCATCGCGAGGGTCTGTTCCCGGCGCCCCAGCATCACGCTGGAGCCAGTCCTTGAGGCCCGAAATCGCCGTCGCGGCGTCCGATCGCGAGAGGCCCTTCGTCCGAAGGGTGGCCTCGATCTCGCGGAAATCTTCAATGGTCATGTCGCCCAGCGACTTCACCGACGACACGCGCGCCTTGCCGTTCGCCGGGAAGGTGACGACGGAGACCTCCATCAGGTCGATCTTCTTGAGCGTGCGGCGCGGCTCGTCAGGCTTGGTGCCGAGGGGGAACTCCTTCGCCCGGTAGCCGATCGACATGCCATCGAGCGCGCCTTCCTTCATCGCGCCGTGGATGGTTTTGCCGCGCTCGGTGTCGAGGTTGATCAGCCGCCCCTTGACGTGCAGGCCGGTGTCGTCCTCCGACATCGCTTCCCACACGCCCACCGGTAGCGCATCCATGTCGGTCATCATCCAACCGCCATGCTGCACCAGCATCGGCGGCAGCTTCTTGGACCTGTTCCACTCGCGAAGCGTGTCCTTGAACGCCCCCTTCTGAATCACGTCGCCATAGGCGTCGACATTGCCGAACACCGCGCCGTAACCCTCGAACGTGCCAGGCTGGCCGCCATCGGCAAACTTCACCTCGAACGGTGCAAAGAAGGTGTCACGCATCGGTCGGCTCCTCGGGCGGGTCGTCGTCGGGTGGTGCGTTGTCGGGCTTGGTGATCAGGGCCGGGAACTCGTCGCCGCCATCCACGGGGTTGAGGTCTTCGAGCGCGCGCACTTCGTTGCGGGTCATGTAGCCGGGCCGCTGGGTGTCCCCGAGCGCGTTCTTGTAGAACTCGGAGCGGTCCTTGGCGGCGCCGCGCATCAGCGCGTTGGGGAAGAACTTGGTGTAGTAGCCGGCGTCACGCTCTTCCTCGGTCAGCAGGTTGGCGTCGGCGCTCTCTTCGAGCCGCTTGTACCAGGGCGACAAGGTGTGAACGACATGCGCCAGGAACATCTGCTCGGCGCTCGCATAGGTCGCCGTCTTGTCCGAGTAGCCGACCATGATCGGCATCACGCCGAACGTCCGGCAGATCTCCTCGATCTGCATCTTCCGGCTTTCGACCAGCTGCTGGTCGACGGCCGAGAATGAACGGTTCATGTATTCGGCCTCGTCGTCGACGACGAGCGGCTTGCCGAACCGCTCACCACCGGGCAGGGGTTTGTCGATCCACGCCGACAGGAACTCGAACCGCTCTGGAGAGAGCTTGTGCTTCGCCGCCAGCACGCCGCTGGTCTGTGCTCCGTTCTGCTGGAATTCGGCCTGCGATCGCTCCAGCGTGATCGCGAGACCAACCGCCTCGCGCGCATGCTTGATCACGTCGAGGCCGAGCCACGAGTTCCACGACGGGCCGCGGACATGCCAGATGGCGTCGGCGCCGAAGGTCTGCGCGGCCCCCTGGTCGCTGCTGACCTTGTATTCGAGCGTCAGGTCCGGCTTGCGCTTCACCTCCACCAGTTTCGGCTCGAGCGGGATCAGCTCGCGGATCTCGCGCTTGGTCCCCACCCGGTTGACGAACACATACGCGTTGCCGGTCAGCATCGCGTGCAGCGTGATCGTTTCGCGAAACTCGTAGCTGGTCTGCCACGGGTTCGGGCGCCTGGTCAGCAGCTTCGCCAGCGCCAAATCGGTCACCGGCAATCGTTTGTCGCCGGTCGCCTGCATCAGTCGCCACGGCACCTGCGCCGTCCCGTTCATGTAGACGCGCGCACAGGCCAGCACCGTCGAGACGTAAAGCGCCGTCTCCGCCGTCACCTGGGCCCCCGACCGCGCCACGGGCAACCCACCCCGCGCCGCCGCCTCCCGCAACGTCGGATCGCTCTTGGCCTCGAAGCCGAGCAGTCGCGCAAGAAAGCCCATCAGGCGGCTTCCCAAAACGACTTGCCGCTACCGGACTCAGGGTTCCGGCTCATCAGCGAGACGGCGTTGAACATGGCCATCAGCGGGTCGATCTTCGCCTTGCCGGCGACCTGCTTGGTGATCAGCACGGCGTTGCCCCTCTGCTCGACTTTGGCATTGCCAACGCACCAGGCCATCAGCCCCTGGCCGCAATGCTTCAGCGTCCCATCCTTGAGCTTGCGCTCCGCGCCCCACACGGCTCCGGCCAACCGGTAGCCCTGCGACACCGCCACGACCTGCTCCATCGTGAACCCGCGCGAAACGAGCTCGTCTACCAGGGCGGCGACTCCGGCCGGGTCGAGGCCGATTGCCGCCTCGTCTGGCAGTGGGCCGGCATCCCGCACCCGCTCGCAGATCTCGGCAAACCCCTCGATGTCCTGCGTCGCGTAGGCGCAGCGCGTCAGCTCGCCCGCCCGCTCGAAGTCCTCGAGGCGTGGCGCGATCTCCTTGCGCCGCTCGAACACATCGTCCTGCGCCCACGCGTGGCCCCAGGTCAGCCATTCGCGCGTCACCTTGTGCCGCCCGATCACCGCGGCGCCGAACAGGTCGTCGAGCCCACCGCCATCGGCCGCCACCACGGCCACATCGCAAAGCGCCAGCAGCTCGTCGAGCTTGTGCACCTCACGCACCCCAACCAGCTCCTCCGCCCCCGCCCCCGCCCAATAATCCGCCCCAGCCCAGCGATCACCGGCGAGGCCAATGGTGATCTCGAGGTTCAGATGCTTGGCGAGGAACGTCTGCATACCGGCGCCGGCGAGCGCCTTCTGCAGCTCACGCTCAAGCCATTCGGCATTCACCGAGCGGCCCAGGTTCGGGTTGGTCACGTAGAAGAACTCAGGGTTCTCATACGCCTTGCTGGCCACCATGGCCGGCGGGAACTCGTAGATCACTGCCAGGAACGCTGGGTCGATTATGCGTCCGTCGCGAACCCCACGGGCGTAGTCGAGCTTCGCCTTGAAGATGCCGGCGGGAGACTTGTCGCTCTGGGTCGAGAGGTAGATGACGAACCCTTCGTCACGCGAGGCCTGGCCGCCGGTCGCTTCCTGCAACATGGCTTCGGCATTGGCCCGCTCGCCGAACAGCCACAACTCATCGATCAGGACGAAGGCACCCTTCTTGCCACCCACCGTCGCACTCTCGGCCGCCACCACCGTCAGGGTGGCGTGGGTGTGAAGATGCGTGATCTGCTTCAGGTGGTCCTGAATGTGCAGCAGCTTCTCCAGCGTCGGGTCGGCGCGCACCATGGCTGCCGCCGGCTTGAAGCTGTTGTTCGCCACCTCGAGCGTCGGCGCCAGGATCAGCAGTTCGGAGTAGTGCCGCCAGTTGATGATCAGCGCCGTGATCATGATCCCGGCCGCGATCGTCGACTTGCTGTTCTTCTTGCTGATA